TGGGTCTCTTGTTTCTCTAAATACTCTCGGTGTTCCTCTTTCGCCCATTTTACTTCTCCTTTTTAATATTATGCGGTCTAATAAGCCAGTACCGCTATGGCTCTCTCACGACAAATGTCGTGTTATTTCTTATTGGATTTGTCACGCTCTAGCTGATATTTCTTTATACTAGTGATAGTACGTTTTATCTGCGATATGTCATATCCATTATCTTGTAATACTTTCGTTATCTTATTAAGCTTTGATATGTTTGACGTCTTCAATGCGTCATATATATACGGTTCTGCTTTCCTTAGTGACATTCCCTTTGATACTGGCAATGAACCAAGCCCAGAGGCTATCCATGTGGAAATACCTTGATTGCTTACTCCACGGGCACTAAATGGAATGAATTCACCTGCAAGAGACTTAGTTCTTGATACTGCACGCTTCGCTGTTCCAGGCATAGTAGCGTCCCATGGACGATTAGAACCTCCAACATACTTACCTCTTATAGGAAACGCCTCTCCTTTATATGGAGATGCACCCATAAGTTGTTTTAAGAAAGCTTGTATCACAGGAGATGACTTCCCAAACATGGCATCACCAGGAGACTTAACATATCTAGGTATCTCTAATGCCTGTTTGCCAAAGTGTGAATATTTCTTTCTTCGTTTCTCATCACGACCAGGATTAAATTTAACTCCTGCAATCTTTATGTTCATGTCAGGCAATGGGAATGAATACCATTGTGTCGGGTCATTGTCAGATAGAGATTTCACGGCTTTGTTAGCACTCCATGATAACTTATTGTCCTCGTCTTCTTTAGAAGAGAAACCTCCCATAAGAAGTGACATCATAGACTTTATCATAGCCATAGACATTATATATCTAGTCCAATAAGACCGTGCCATATCACCTTTAACGCCACCGCCAAATGCTCCTGCTGCTTGTTTCAAAGCAGATACCGTCCAGTCAGGATAACCTATAATACGTTGCATCCATTTTCTGCTAACAGGATCATTAAATACTCTTGATAACTGTTTTATCTGTCCGCCAAGTTGGTTATTGGTAAGTTCTCCACACTCTCTTTTTATCTTTACCATCAACTCGGGTGTTATCTCGTGACCTTCTGCAATATGACGAGAAACAGCATCTTTAACATAATAGTCGAATGTAGCTATCTTTAATAATGGTTGATATGTATTGAATAGATATCTATTGAACTTCATAACCCAATCGTATGATTTTGTTAAGTCTACAGTCTTCTTATCGCCGAATCTCAAATCTTCTGGCATCTTGTCAAAGAACTGGGACATCATGTCTTCGCCTTTTTTCATCTGCTCAGCATCTGGCATAGCGTCTATTTCAATATACTTTGCTGCATCTTTCATAAACTCTTCATTAGCTCTTAACAACTCAGCATTATCACGCCAGTTGTCAGGAAAGAACTTCTTAGCACCGGGAAGACCTTTGAAGAACTTTAAACCCATAGCACCAATAGCAGATTCACTAAGAGGTACATAGTGGAATAGAGAGAATGATACACGAGCCATCTTGAGCAGACTGTTTACAGAATCGTATGCCTTTAATATCTTTGGGTCTGACTTAAAGACGTCCTTATTGAAAATTCCTCTTACAGCAGGGTCTAAATCAGGGTGAACATAAGCAGGCTCAGCATGTGTACCATAAGTAGTTTTACCATCTTTAACTTCCCTGAACTTACGCAAGAAAGGATCGTAGTATGCAACCCAACCGTCATCTTTAGCTTTCTTATATGCCTCTCCATCATCAGGAGTGACAATCATCTTCTCGCCTCTTGTCTTTCCTATGTCTTCGATGGTTTTGACAATCTCATTATTCATCTTAACTTTTGACGTAACATCATCATAGTAACGCATGATATCAATAACGTTTTTATACTTAGGAACAAGGCCTGCTTTCTCATAAGCCTCTGCGTAGTCATTAAAGACTTTAGGATTAGAGAATGGGTTCTTATCCTTGAATTTAGGCTCGACTTTCTCCATAGCTTTCTTGAAACCACCAGGAGGTTCTTCATATATTCCAGTAAGATAGTTCTCTCTGAATGCTATGTCTTTTGTTGATATATTCTCATTCCAAACTTTAAGCTGATTGGAAAGGTGCTTCTCGAAAACCTTGTCCATCTTCTTTAGTGATTCTGGCATACGTTCTGATAGCTTTTCAAATGTGTCGCCAGACTTCTTAGGATTTCCAGTCTTCTGTCTGTAGTATAGAGCCTCTTCTAGCTCTCCTTTGGTGAAGTCCTTGCCATGTTCTTGTAGAGATTTCTTGAACTCATTACGCCACTTGAACTGAGATTCAACTTTAGAGCTACGAGACTTTTCAATAGGTTCTTTCAATGTATCGAAGAATGTCTGCTCCCTCTTGAATGTCTCAATACGGTCATCTAAAGCATCTTTTGTACCTTTAACACGGTCTTTTACAGCGTCTACCTTCTCTATGGTTTTACGGCGTATAGGTCTGTCTGGTTCTTTCTTTCTCTCTTCATATTTGGCACGAGTCTTTTTAAATTCCTCAGCATCTCCTCCGACATCTGGGTGCTGCTTCTTGACGTCTTCTCTATATTTACTCTTTGCCTCTTCTTTAGTCAAAGCTCCTTCTCGGAACTTTATCCCTGCTTCTTTCATAGCTTCACGAACAGAGCTACCCTTAGTCTCCATTATATTATGCGTTTTATTTAGCATAGCATTAGTTACTCTGAAACCAGCTATTACAGCAACCATGTCACCGAGTTCTCCTAATGATGGAACTTTACCCTCGGTAGCTGTATGAGCGCCTGCTAAAGCTGCTACTTCTGCGATAGGTTGTTCTATTGTAGGCCCTAACTTTGTAGCTAATAGCTTGTTTAATCCTGGAGTTTTCTTCATTATAGGTATCAACTTAGCGGCCTTTGAAACAACAGCACCAGATATACCAGCCTTTGTTCCAGCCCAACCTACACTTGATGCCCTTTCAAGAAACTCTCCGAAGGTTAAATCAGTACCCTGCTTTGAATGTTGTCTATATTCAGCAAAGGCTTGCTTTATTATTGCAGGCGTAGCGAACGCTCCTATAGCTGAACCTGTAGCAGTTCCAACAACAGGAACAGCACTACCAGCGACACCTCCTGCTAAACCGCCTAATCCCATAGCAGGAAGATCAGAGACCGTCTCTCCTGCCAATGCGCCAATATGTTCTAGTATTCCTTCATTACGAGGAAGTTGCTCTTCTGCGCCTCCTATAAGACCAGTAGTTCCACTAGCAAAACCACGCTTGAATCCACCAACTATACCACCTTTAGCGCTCTGCTCTATTGGTTTAGTAGTAGGAAGCTCTTTAGGAAGTTTGCTCTCTTTAGTAGTAGTAGCAATGAAGTCCAAAATATCTTTAGCCTTGTACCCAGAGCGTAATGCCTGAGTAGTAGACTTTTCTATATCGTGGTTAGTCGATACCATATAGCTTAGTATATCGTCATCGGAATATCCACTTCTACGAGCTTCTGTTATTGCTTTGTACATGTTTACTCTTCGCTTTTACCGAATATATTAGATAGCCCTTTGAATATTTTACCTGTAAGTGTAGAAGGTCTTTTGAATGTAGATGCTTCTTGCTGTTGTTCTGGTGTTAGATTATCGAAAAATGTATTAAAGATGTCTGTAATATCATTATCAGAGTACCCTTTCTTTATAAGTCCCTCTATTATAAGAGCAGGAGAAGTGTCTTTATTTATCACTTTCTTTATTATTTGAGCAGCCTTTTTTATATTACTCTTCTGTAACTCTGAGCCTTCCACAGGATTATCAATAAATATTGAATTAGCAGCCTTCATCGAAGGAACTCCTTCAATAGCAGCCTTTTCTCTAGGGCTTACAGTAGAAAGTATCTTGGCTTGCTCTATAGAATCCTCTATACCGTTCTCGGCTAGAATCTCTCTTGCTCGTTGTGGGTTAGCAGTCTTCATCTTTTTAGCTAGAGAAGAAGTAAGCATTCTTTCAGCATTGGTATTAGTGTTCTTACCTTTTACCATCTTAGTAAAAGCTTGCTCTGCATCTGTATATTTCTTTTTCTCTTTCTCAAGGACGGCTCTACCGGTATTGTAATCGCTATTATCACCAATAATCTTGGATGTCTGAGCAGGAGCTATACCAAAATCAGACGATAACTGGTCTATAGTGTTAGTTAGAGCTATCTCTTGTTTCTTCGCATTCTCAAAAGCCTGTTGTTGGTATTGCTGTTGGGAATCCTGAGTTCTCTGCATCTGGTCAGCACCTGATAATGCCGCAGTCTTCGATGTAGGAGATATGTTGGCACCTAATATCGACTGTATATACGCCTGTGGGTCTTTCTGGAAGTCTTGGCTAGATAGGATATTATTAAGTATGCTGTTATCAATACCTTGAGGTATAGCAGCGCCTACACCTTGACCAAAACCGCCAAGAATCTGCGCTAATGGGCTTGTGTCTTGTAATTGTTGTATTCGGAATGGCATGTCATCTCCTATTGTTGGATAGTAATTATTTTCTTTATTGTGCTATTATGATACAATCTTTTCACATAGCCGAAGCAACATTATTATTCATAGTCTCACCTTGTTTGGCAATATAAGATCTGTCTTCTTTGATTTCAGGATCTGTTATACTTTTGATAAATGTTAATGCTTCGATAATCTGCGCTTGTTCTAATCCTTTAATCTTTTCTAATAATTCTACATTATTTAGAGCTGCCTTTGAAACGTTCTCACGAGCTTCTGATACTCTCTCAACAGCTAGTGAAGCATCTGCGACGCCACGCTGTTTTCTCTCTTCTGCTAGTGACAAATCGCTTATTATTTTTGCATTTGCAAGTTTCAAAGCCATCTCTTCTTGAATATTAATCTTATCTTGTTGCTCTTGCTGCGCTTTTGCTTTTGCTTGTTCGTTTGCCTCGACTTCTTTTAATATTTCTGCTTTCGCTTGTATCGGAGCATGTTTTAATAGCATTGCTCCTGTTATTTCCTCTACTCCAAGTTGTCTCAATTCTACCATCTGTGAGAACTGCATCATTTTTTGATGTGTCGTCATAGCCGATTGAGAACAAATTATGTCATATTTTGATAGGTCTTTGTCACGAAACATCGTAGCAACAGGATTACCACTAATACGTTCTATCTTCTTATCGCTCCATTTCTGTTGGAATTTTACAATCTTCTGTGTAAGAAGTTGCTGGCTACGATTAAGGTTATTCAACAATGGCTGTATTCCCACCATCGAAGAACTTTGTTGTAGCATTGTAAGATATCCAGACTGTTGACCGCTCTGTTGCTCGCCAAAAGTTGAATCATTAAGGTTCAACGACTTCATAATATAGCTGTCGAAGGTGTCCTTCATAGCAAATATAGACTGTGGAACATCAGGCATCTGTATCGGTGCTATGTCTTGACCTATTACAGCATTCTCTTTTAAAGCTATATTACCATGGTTACCAGCGGTAAATAGATCATCTTCATCGACGACCTTACCAGGCTTGAAATAGTGACCGTTATAAATACGGCTGTCTATCATATCTATTATCTTTGATACACGCTTGTTCAATTCACATTGTGGGTCTCTTGCAGCTCTAACAAAAGACTGCATGTTATAGCTGAAATCGTCGTATTCAGGGTTATGAAATGATATAAATGGTGTAAATGGATAGTCGTCGATATCGTTAGGGTCTCCACCTTCGGTGAACGGTTCTCCATTGATAAGAACATAAAGATTAACGGTAGGCTTATACTTCTGTATCAGCTTTACAGTCTCTTTCTTAAATATTCCATTTATTTCATCAACGACTTTCTGGGCTTCACGCTTAGTAGTCTTCGTAGGAAACTCTATTATGTCATTGGTCTGCATATTGACCATATAGTGGCATACACGAGTATCTCTTAGCCACATCTCATCATACGATAACATTTCACTACCATTGTAGTTCTTTGAATACGGTATGTAGGGGAATTTATCATCAGGCTCTGAGGATAACTTTAGCTTATTTATGTCTTTGGTTCGTTCTGGTAATAACGAGATAGCAGTCTCTTTAGAGATATATTTACGACGTAATATGTCATTGCAATCGCTAAGATCAAAGTTCTGAAAGTATGGATCCCATATTACAGCATTGTAAGGAATACGTAGAAAGGTTATATCTCCATCTTCAAAGTCTGTAGAGTAGTCTGTGTATATCTCACTAAAGTTTATTGCTGTCACAAGATTTCCAAGATAACACTCCGATATATGATTATATCCCTGTCTCTTCTGCATGTTAAACTGCACGCATGAACTGTGTTGGTCGGAAGCTTCAACCTCTTCTGGGATATCATTAACATTAGTGACTATCGAAGACAATCTATTAAGACATTGTTCTCCATGAACGACATTAACAGCACGACGTATCATGTTGTTTGTTATCATAGAACGGTTATTCTCTAGTAGATATTGTTGCTCTTCAAGGGTGTATTGCTTCCCTAGGTAGAACTCCATGTCAATACGAGACTGTTCTTGTAGTTGATTCAACTTCTCGTAGTCTCGTGTATAACGGTCATTAAATGCTGTTAGTATCTCTTTTCCATGGAGCATGGTATTCTCCTATTAGAATTGGCCAAAGTTCATATTAGTAATGCGAGGGTCTATCATAGAACCTGTAGTAGTAGGTACAGATGTAGATGTCTTGTTGTTTTTACCAGAGAACATTCCAGTGGCAGCTCTTGCGGCGGCTCCTCCTGCAGGGCCTCCAACAGCATATCCTGCACCTGTCGCTATCGGGCTTAATAGTGAAGCTAGTGGAGAGGTGTTATTATTCTGGTATGTTGCCATTGTAGGTGTCGTTGATAAGCTCGCTTGCCTGTTCTCTGTACCTTGTTGGGCTTGATATAGCAGTTGTGCTAGCTGTCCACTAAGACCTGATTCCATGTTAGCACCTGCACCATAGGCAGTACGTTGTGCCGCTCCGCTATTAGGAGCACCCTCTGAAATGAAACGCTCTTGTATTCCTGGTAATGTCTGTTGTTGGAATTGTTGGCGTGCAGGAGCTGCCACACTATCTTGGAACATGTTAGTCACCTGAGCAGGATCGAAATCCTGTAGCAGTTTGCTTAATGTAGTTTGTTGCTCTGGGGTTAAAACTGATTGTTGTTGTATGTCACCACGAGTGCTTCCCATTATTTCTCCTCTCCGCTATATTCTAGCAGAATATTTTTTGATCTTAAAAAACCCATCTTTTCGAATAACGCTGGACGGTCTGATATCCATAAAACCTTGTGTAGCTCTAACTTATCGAATAATTCCTTTAGAAAGTCAACAGTAAATTTTACAGTGTTGCCAACATGCCATAATTCTTTGTTTACACTTAGTATATTAACAAATAAAATCTTTTCTAGCATGTTTATCTCGCACCATAAGAACCCTATTATCTCGTTAGTATCAGATAATAATATGAAAAGCAGTTGGTTAGGGCTTTGTAGTGCTATATCCATGAATGAATAGAAGTTATCAGGAGAAAACTGCTCGTCAGGTAGCTGTTCTAGCAGTCTCCTAGGGACAAAAGAAGCATTTACACACCGTTCAAGCTTCACGGTCTATTACTCCTATGTAGCGGATATGCCCTTTTATTGTCTCAGTACCTGATAATTGGACTATAGCACTAGAAATACCATCACCACAAGCCACAATTTCACAATATAGGGTATCATTAATGCCATCAAGAACCAATTTTGTACCTGATGGGTACGTTACATTAGAATCTAGACATTCACCGACCCAAATATCAGCCCCACTACGTATCTTTAGTGGTAGCTTTATACGAATATTACCAGCACCAGTATGTGCCGTCATTGTAATGTTAAACCAACAATCTACAAGTATACCATTACGATAATATACTCCTTCCTGGCTTGAATATGTGCCAGTACCAGTAGTAGTGCTTCCGCTTACAGTTGGCGTCCATGAACTTTGAGAGCCATTTATGCTTTCTGCAATGTCTTCATACATCTGCGTAAGAACATTATTAAGGTCTTCTGTATTAGTCGGAAATAGTATATTTAATGGTAATGTCAAATTATATTGCCCCCTTCCTTAAATCCTAGTTTAAAGGAGTGCAATTCAAAGTTATATGCCTTGTATAGGCTGTGTTCTGGGTGTGATAAATTGAAAGAGATAACATCGTCGATAGCATTGCAATATACCCTCCTCCATACCTTGTTATTTACACCATCACATATGAATGTAGTAGTAAGAGTACCAGTTATGTTATCAGTGAAACCAAGGCAGAAATTAACTTCTATTTCACACTCAGCATTTGATGACACTAAGAAGTCGATATGACCAAGAGAGACCATCTTTCCTGCTTCTGAGTATGGATTATATCGTTTCGTTACTATATCGAAGTTATATTCTATGCCATTGTCACTTGGAGAGTTTTCGTCGTCTAGTATGTAAATACGACCATCATCTCCACCTGATAATGTTATCTGGTCGCCACTCTGGTGTTCTAGCTCTCCATAAGTCATACCAGCATAATCAGAATAATAAGCATTGCGACCCTCTTCGATGAGTATCTTCTTTACTTCCGGGAAGTCCTTTGCCGTATTTATGTCTCTAAAAGTAGTATCATAGGTTTTGTTAAAGTCACATAGACAGTTTATCGGCAATGGGTTTCCATCAGCATCGGAGAAGTCGTAGGAAGATATTATATCATCCTCATAGTTGAAGACCAATATCTTGTCACAATATCCAAGATTAGAACGTGCATTAGAAGGATAAGCAAGCCACGCCTGATGTTTATGTGATATCACATGACCAAAGCATTTTGATATGTTATCGTAGTCGATATCAAGAGTAAATTGCGGCAACGTGGTATTTGCTTTCTTTGCTGTTACACCATCGCATGCAACCATCTCGTCTCTATTAAGAGATACGACATACTGGTCAAAGTCAAAGAAACCAAAGGTAGAAGCAGTCTTAAATCTACTGTTAAGCATCTGCCAGCGGTACGGCATGTCAGGATTTCCAGTATACAAGAAGAAAGCTATGTCATTCTCAAGGAATACTATAGTACGGTCTTTTAGCTGTATCGTCGTTACTATCTCATCATTAGTAGTAACATCGCTATAATCACCCTGACCATCTACATCAGAACGCCAAGCGTCTACAGTAAATGGGTTCTGTGCAGCACTCCATCTTGCCCTACCAGCATAACGTATGCCGTTCTCTACAGTATTAAATAATACAGGACGTTCACGAAACAATTGCATGGAACGTGCCGACGTTATCATATGTCCAGCAGCGTTATAACGCAATCTAGGGGTTATATCTATTGCATAATCACCGTTATAGATGTTTATGTTGCTGATATTATCAGTAAGCCATAGTACGTCTTTATAAGCTCTAGACCATGTAAGATTAGAAGAATTCCATATATCGTATGTCGGAGTATGATTAGCTCTATATGACACGACTATAGGGTCAGGATTAGCAATAACAGTATTGAATGTTACACTCATAACACCTGTCACATAATCTATAGTACCAGTACCAGGAAGTCCCGCAGGGTCTAGAAGATCATTAGTATAAACGAAGTTACCAAAACCATTATCATACAATACTTGCCCTGTAGCGGCATCACTAACAGATACAGTGAATGGGATTACTGGAAGGTTTGAAGCTGTATGAGCAAAGGCTCCCGTGGAACCATCACCAGTATCATACGCTTCACTTGTTACAGCAGTACCAGCAGATACATTGTTAAAGTATTCATAAGCTGTGTTCCAACGGTTAAGACGTCGCTTGTCAAGGGCTAAAAGCTCAACAGTACCATCGCTTTCATCGAAAACATGAATACCTCGTACATTACGGTCTGTGGTTTCTTCGCTATAGTGATATTCGGCAGTAACGGTACCAATTACAGCTCCAGAAAACGTTATATCTATCTCACCAGTAGCATAGTTTACCGAAGTAGTACCAGTAACACTGCCAGAAAAAGAACCCTCGCCATCATCATATGCAACCATAGTACCACCAACATCGGTGATAAATAGAGAATTGGGTATTATCGGTACTGATGTAGCAGTCTTCGTGTAGTTATTGCCAGCAACATTTACAAAACCAACAAGACCT